AGTACCTGCAGTAACTGCACCGCTGAGTCCATTTAATCCCGAAGTCATTGCTTCCCAATTAGCATCGTCAGAGGCAAGGGCTTTGGTTTGCGCACGCACATCGCCCAAGGTGTCGCAAAGTTCAGCTGCTCGCTTTGCCATAGCTTGATACTGTGCAGAACCCTCCTCGCCAGAAAGGCGCATACGTGCCATTTCCTGTATAAGTGAGCGATATTCCTTTGTAAGTTTACCTACCGATGTTGTTGCTTTCTTGTGTTCGGCTTCGAGGGCAGCGAGTGCGCCTTTCTCTTCTTCTAAGCAAACTTTACACGCTCGCAATTCGGCTTCCATTTCCATTTGGGCTTTACCAGGAGCCATGCGCTCGTATTGCTTTTGCAGGCCTTTAAGGTCGCCCTCCACCTGCTTGACCACAGCCTTCTGTGCCGCTATCTTCTCGGTGATGGAAGATGCTGCCTGCTCTGCTGCAGTAGAGAGCCTGCCTGTTTCCTTGGCGGCTTCCTTCGTCTTGTCGATAAGGTCGCCACCGAATAAGTACTCTATTTCGATACCGTTATTCATCGTTCAGCCTGCTTTGAAAGAAGCCTATTACCGTCTTAGGCTCTCTCGTTGTTTTATTATCTTTTGTATTATTGTCTTTTGATATGGTAGCTGCTTGGTCAGCATCTATGTAACGCGGTGCGTCGGCAAGCATCATCAGCAGTGTTTGGTAGTTCACACCCCACATTATGTAGTCTACCGTCCAACCCGTTGCTTCGGCAATTTGCCATACGAATCCAAAAGGGCTATGGGAGCTTTCAAAAAAGCCCTTTAACTCCCCTTCTTTACTTGGCTCAACCTTGGACGGAGCGGGTTGCTCCATTCTAAGGATTTGATAATATTCGTAAAATGCTGTGTGCCTATTAGCGGAATGAAATGCAGATTGGCAAGCAATAAGAAGGTATCGTCCACCAGCCACGACAGCAGCCAAGCCAGCAGCGGCGCAAAGATAGCTGACACCTTGCTGCGGCAGATGGTGAGTGCCACCATTTGGGCTACCGTCTTGCCGTGTCGGGCAATGAATTGCAGCTGCTCATCTTTCGTGAAGGCTTCCATCTCTTCATAGCTGACACCCATACTAAGGAATTTCCGCGCTATGCGTATTTGATTACCAAAGCAAGGGCGGCGCATCGTAAGGCGCAAGCTGATGAGCTTCTTTTTAAAAGGAATCTTCCACTGTAGAAGTGGAATGGAAACGCCGATGTCCAAAAGGGCTTCCGACGCTTCCACCTCTACTTTGTTCGTTTTCATCAGCCTTGCTGTGTGAGGTTCACTTCTACCTTCTTGCTTGGGTCAGCCTTCAGCTGGAAGGTTATCTTGCCCGTGCGCTGCGCACCCGTGTTGTTGGCTGCGGTAATGAGCACGCGTCCACCCTTTGCCTCGGCTGTGAAGCCTGCAGGTGCAGCACTCATGGAGAATGCACCACTGGCAGAAATGTCCACCACCTTTGTCTCACCCGCCTTTTTAAAGGTAAGCTCCGTTGGCTTCGCCTCAATGAAAGGCTTTGTATCAATGATTTTGAATGGCGCACTGTCGTCGCCCGATGTCAGCACCTCAAGCTCAGATTCGATGTGTAACGGGTCGTCGCCACCGAGCTTACCGCGTATCATTCCTTCCAATGATACCTTGGCGATTTCTATCGTCTTCCCAGTACCGGAAATAATCTTCACAGCACCTTCCAACACTACACTTTCTGACGGAGCTTCCCAGCCGTCTTCCGTTACCGTGCCACCCATCACTGCCACGCAGTTATCCGGGAGCAACTCGATAAGGTTGAACTTCAATACGTTGGATGCCGCCTTCTTGCGTATCTTCTTCACTGGGCTGTTACGCACCTGTGCTGCATACAATTTAATGTATTCTGCAGCGTCGCCGCCCCAATCGATTCCGTCTTCAGCGATGTTACCTATCTTCTTGCCATTAAAGAAAATGGCGTCAAGTAGCATGATATAGCCGTCGTTTGTTTCTTTCATTTTATCAATTTTTTATTGTACCAACTAAATAATTTAATACCTGCGAGCACCATTGCGCTCAACAATACCAATGTGCCAATAAATTGCAGCAGCTTTTGGTAGGTGGGAGGTGGCTTGACAATTTTGGTTTTCGAGACCTTGTTGGCGTGTTGCGCTGTCTTATTATCCTGCGCAGAACTTGTATGTTTTGCCAACAGAGCTGTCTGCCTTACCTCCCTTTCGATGGGTAGGGTTGAGCCCCTGATATATACGTTACCATCTTTATGGTAGGCTTCTATTGTCAAGCGTCCGCTTTGCCGTCGGAAGACGGCACTATCGGGCAGGTTCAGCAAGCTCTGCATCGGCAGCATCAGCATCGCCGTGTCCGCTGCTATCTTCTGCATCTCCGTCGTGGTCAGCATCTGTAGCGAGCTGCTTTGTTGGAAGCTGCTTTCTTGACGCATGGAGTCGCTTTGACTTGCCTCTTGCAATACTGTCTGCTTCGACCTGCAACTCATGGCTAATAGGGCAACTACCCCGATGAGGGCAATACTGAATAGCCTCAATTGCCCGCGAAAGGCGGTCAAGCGACCGCTTGATGCGTGCGCTTTCGGCACGTGCCTTGTCAAGTTCTTCCTGCAATGAATTGATTGTTTTTTCATTCTTTTTTTGATTTTCTACTAAAAGTTGTGAGATATCCTCGTACATCGTCTTGTAGGTGTCGTGAACAGCTTTTGCTGTCTTTGCGGACACCGCCTTACGATTTACAACCCACGCAATGGCTGCACCAATACCACCCGATGGTATTGCCCATTGAAGTATCTGTAAAAGTGTTTCCATTACGTTTATATATTTAGAGTTGTCTAATGCCTATTGCCTTGAGCCACTGCTGCACATTGAACGACGGGCAAGCCTTGGGGGCTATTTCGTTGTGCCCGATGATACGCACCTGTGGAAAACGAGCGTGGAAGTCGCGTACATAAGCTGCTAAGGCATTACGCTGCGCCTCTGTGCGGGTGTCCTTTGCCTTCCCATCGGCAGCCACACCGCCCACATAGACGATATGGCGTGCTATGGCATTGTAGCCTTTAGCACCGTTGGTAATTTCAAAGGCGTCCACCTGCATGTCCTCATTGTTGCGCACCAAGCGTTCCACCTTGCCATCGAGATGTACCATGTCAGTATAGCCGACCTGCTGCCAACCACGACCGCCTGAAGAAGGTGGGGCAGTGTGCCAGCGACGAATCTCGTCGGCTGACACCTCACGCCCCTCGGGGGTAGCTGTGCAATGTATTACTAAATACTTTAGCTGCATGGTCGTTACACTGATTCACCTTGAATGAGAGCTATAAGACCCTTTACATCTTGTCGCATTGGGCGACCGCCAGCACGCACAAGGAACGAGTAAATATCACCGTAATAGGTAGGGTCTTTTTCGTTTTCAAAGACGTTCACTTCACCTAACGCACGGCATACGCTATTTTCGTGCCAGGCTAAACCAGCAGCGAGGTCAGAAGGTTTACCCTCTGCACCATCTTCTTTCTTTGCAAGGGTATTGGAGTAAACACCGGCTTCCGAACGCATCATAATGTTGAAAGAGTACAACTTTCCAAGGATACCGCGCTGTGCATCAGCACTGGCAAAGAACGCTTGGTTTTGTACAGATGTAAGGTCGCCAAGAAGTTGGTCGTACATATAGGCATCAAGTAAGAGGTAGCGACCTTCCTGAGGAATATTGTCCACATTGAATTTCACCATCAACTTCTGAATGTCTGCACGGCAAAGTGCCTTTCTATTACCAGTAGCCTTATCAGTGTGCGCACTCACGGAAGCACCTGTTGTCCGTACACTATGTTCCTTTTCAGGAAGCCAAGCATTAAGAATGCTTTTTGCCACATCCTCTTGGAGTGCTGCCTTATCCTGGCGCAAAACACTTTCACGCTTGTTGTACGACAGTTCTACCGTATCTGCATATGGAATGCGAATAGGGTCGGTAGTAAACTCGTCAAGATTGAAAGATAGATCTACATCTGCACGTGTATTTACAGCTGCAGGGAAGCTGGTGCGATTCTTCTTCGTCTTCGATGGTGCACCTGCGTTGGGTATATGCACCGATTTACCCATGTTTACGAACTCATCAGCATTGAACGCTTTGCTTAAAAAGCTGTTATCGGCAAACAAGCCCTCCACGATGGAGTCAATCCAAATTTCTCTTTGTATAGCCATTTCTTTTTTTTATTTAATTTGTTAATTCTATTTACTTATTACCACCTACATGTTTGGCTTTGTACCGAAACGCTGCTCGAATTTTTCGGCGTAGATGTCAGGGTGGTTGTCCTTGAGTTCCGTCAGCTTGCCTGCGCGGTCCAGCTCGTCCCATGTCTTGCTCTTCCAGTCGCCCATGTCCACGCGTTGTGCGCCACTTTGAATTTGCGCTGTTACGCTTTGACGTACTGGGATAGCTTCCAAGGCTGCCTTTGCGCCCGTGAAATCGCGGTCGAACATGGCAAGGAAACTTTCTTTGCCTTTAGCGTCGATGCGCCCGTCCTTTACGGCAGCATCAACAAGGGCAATTGCCTGTTCTTGCTCTTTCTTCTTCTGCTCCGCCTTCTGTGCGTCGATGGCAGCGGCAAGCGTCTTATTCTCTTTCTGCAAGCGGTCATTGTTGGCAATGAGCTCGTTCACTTTACCCACGATGTCGGCTTCTGAAGCCGAATCGCTCAAATTCAATACTTGTGTCAATTTTCCCATATTTCTTTTGTTATTAAAAGTGTCTTGTAATTCGGTAAATTCCATAGTTGCCGTGGGGGTGTTGTCGGGCTTTAAAAAGCTGCCCATATTGACAAGGTTGCCCTTGCTGTCGTACAGTGCCAAGGCGTTGTGGTTTGCACCGATAGTTACGATGCTGGCTTCGCGTGCCGTCCATTTCGTTACGGTAGGCGAGGTTTGCCCCAGCAGCATCAGGTCGTAAGCATCGCTGGTTTCCTGCGCCCATGCACCGATAGACGCCATGCGTAAGAAGTCGGTGTCCACCTTCTTCTGTACCTCCACGGCGCGGGGGTCGGCTTCATCGAAGACGGCATCGGCTAATATCTGCGTACCTTCTATTCGTATATTCTCCCATCTGCCTATGGGCATCTTCCAGTCGTCGTGGTTAAGCAGCATGACGGGGTTCTTGCGGAATTCCTCCAAGTTAGCTCCGGAGGTGAGCATACGGAAACCGTAGGTGTTCACCGACTCGTCATGTAATATGAATGTTTTTTTGCTCATCGCTTTTGAATGTTTTGCGATGCAAAGTTAAGGCAAGAAATATGTCTGCGCAAATCGCAAAATACTGATATGCAATGTATTGTAAATATTGTACAATACATCTGCAACGCTTGCAACGCTATTATTTTTTGCGCTTATTATATGGTAACTTTGCAGCAGATAAATAGAATAAAAATGGACAATAAGCAGAAAAAGGAGCTGGCTAAGCTCATATTTTTAAGTGAACCCAATGCCACACAGCAGGAAATTGCCGACCGTGCGGGCGTGTCGCGCGTTACCATCGGCAAATGGGTGAAAGAATGGGAAAAGCTCAAACTCAACCTCTTGCAGACACGGGAAGAGCGCATCAACTCAACGTTGATGCAGCTCGACCAATTAGACCGTGCCATAGCGGCGAAGCCTGAAGGTATGAAATTTCCCGACAAGAACGAATCGCAAATACGGCGCAAGCTGACGGAAGACCTTGCCGCTCTTGAGCAAGATGCCTCGGTGCGTGATATATATAATGTAAGCCGTCGCTTGGTAGACTGGCTGCGCCCCCGCGACCTTGAAAAGGCGAAAGAGATAGCCAACTATTTTGATACGTACATAAAAGAACAGATGAGCAATGGGTAAGGCAGACGACATACAGGCACTGAAAGAATGGCGCACCTACTATAACAACTTGCAAAAGGACACGGCTGTAGACACGCTCTCTTCATTGGAACGCGCCCAAAAGCGCAAGAATTTGGAAAAGAACCCGGTTGAATGGATAAAGTTCTTTTTCGGTCAATATGCCACTCACGAATTTGCCCCATTCCATATCAAAGCCATCAACCGTATTTGCAAGAATGAAGAATGGTACGAGGTATTGTCGTGGAGCCGTGAGCTTGCTAAATCTACAACGGTGATGATGTGTGTAATGTACCTCGTTTGCACTGGCAAGAAGCGCAATATACTGCTTATCAGCAATTCAAAGGATAACGCCACCCGTTTGCTGAAGCCATACAAGGAAAGCTTCGAGCGCAATTCGCTGCTAAAGGCTTATTACGGTGATTTGCGGGAGTTTGGCTCGTGGACAGCGGAGGAGTTCTCCCTTACCAACGGTGCAGCCTTCCGCGCACTGGGTGCAGGCGAAAGCCCCCGTGGTACACGCAAAGATGAAGTACGCCCCGACACTATATTGGTGGACGATTTCGACACCGACGAAGACTGCCGCAACCCTGACATTGTAAACAAGAAATGGGACTGGTTCGAAGGTGCAGCGTTCCCAACGCGAAGCATCAGCGGCAAGCTGCTGGTTGTTTTCTGCGGCAACCTCATTGCTCTTGACTGCTGCGTGAAGCGAGCGGGCGAGAAAGCCGACCATTGGGACATTGTCAATATCCGGGACAAGAACGGCAAAAGCACGTGGGCGGCAAAGAACACCGAAGCCGATATTGACAGGGTACTGTCGAAGTTGTCTACACGTATCGTTCAGCAGGAGTTCTACAACAACCCCCTTTCCGAGGGCGAAGTCTTCAAGGAGCTTACATGGGGCAAATGCCCGCCCCTTTCAAAGCTCCAGCTTGCTGTTGCCTACGGCGACCCTGCGCCCTCAAATTCACGCAACAAGGCAACGTCATTCAAGGCATTATTCCTTATCGGTTACTATGACGGCAATTTCTACGTATATAAGGGTTTCCTTGACCACGTGGTGAACGACGAATACGTGAACTGGTATTATTACATACACGACTACGTGGGCGATAAGTGCCAAGTGTTTTATTTCATCGAGAACAACAAGTTGCAAGACCCGTTCTATGAGCAGGTGTTCTTGCCGCTGTTTGCCGCCAAAGGGCAGGAAAAGGGGTTTATACCCATTTCGCCCGACACGCGCAAGAAACCCGAGAAATTCGACCGCATCGAGGGAAATCTTGAGCCGCTGAACCGACAGGGCAAGCTGATACTCAACATTGACGAAAAAGACAACCCACACATGCAGCGCCTGGAGGAGCAATTTTTGCTTTTAAACAAGCGCATGAAAGCCCCCGCCGATGGCGTGGACTGCATAGAAGGCGGTTGGTACATTCTCAACTCAAAGATACGCACCCTGACAGTAGACAGCTACACCATCGGGCAACACAAGCGAAGCAACAAAAGATACTGATATATTATGGAACAGTGGAACTACACAGGTGGCTTCCTTACGCCACGGGAAGTTGAGACCCACCTTTACAAGGAGGCTATAGATACCATCAGCCGAGAAGATGACACCATACTACTTGCTGCCATCGACGCCGCCGTGCAGGAAGCGGCAGGCTACCTCGGCGCATACGACAGGGCGAAAATATTCAACCAGCCAAAGCAGCGCAACGAGTTGCTGCTGACATTCGTAAAAGACATAGCCGTGTGG